AACCAAAGAGGGATGGTTGTCGAGGTTGAGTTTGCAATTGGGTCAAAACAGTATCGAGTTGTTCGAGGTGCAAAACCAAATGTATTTGAAATATTCTTGAACGATAGAATTATCAATCAAGATGCAAACATGAGGGATTATCAAGAACAACTTGAGAAACAAATCCTAAAACTCAACTATAAGACTTTCACTCAAGTAGTTATTTTAGGTAGTTCAACTTTCACACCATTCATGCAAATGAATCAAAATGATAGGAGAGGTATTATAGAAGATATCTTAGATATCAATATCTTTACTATTATGAATAATTTATTAAAAACAAGAATGACTGCATTGAAAAGTGAACTTCACGATTTGGATTATGAAATCCGACTTTCAGAAGACAGAATAGAAACCTATAAAAAACACATCAAGTCTCTTGGTGATAATCGTAGGAAGAAAATAGAAGACTTCAATGAAAGTGTTGATAATGCTCAAACACAAATTGATAAAGTACAAAAAGAATGTAATTCTTTATTAAGTAATGTTGAGACTTTACAGAATGAATCTTCGGATAGTGAAACGATAAAACAGAAACTAACCAAGACTCTTGATTTGCATAAACAATTAGAAAATGCAAAACGAAGAGGTGAACAGGAGATAAAATTCTATGAGGATAATGACGAATGTCCCACATGTCACAGAGATATGGAAGATGACTTTAAACAAGAAAAGATATCAGCAACAACAGGAAAGGTATCTGAGGTCGACAAAGGCATCGAGGAAATCACCAAAAATATCTTATCAATCAATCAACGAATTGAGGAAATCGAAAAAATACAAGGCAAGGTCGACACTCTCAACAGACAAATTGCACAAAAACAGAATGAGATATCTGCGTCAAATCAATACATATCAAAAATAAATGCAGAGATAGAAAAGTTAAGAACAGAAAATGTTACTGACGACTCTGCAAAACTGAACAAAGAACAAAAGACTTTGAAACATCATAACACTCAAAAAGAAGAGTTAATCGATAAAAGGTCTTACTTTGATATTGCACAATTTTTACTGCAAGATACTGGTATCAAAACTAAAATCATAAGACAGTATTTACCTATTATGAATAAGTTGATTAACAAGTATCTTGCATCTATGGATTTCTTTGTTCAGTTTAATCTTGATGAAGGTTTTAATGAGTCTATCAAATCAAGATATCGTGATGCATTTTCATATGCAAACTTTAGTGAAGGTGAGAAAATGAGAATAGACCTTGCACTATTGTTTACTTGGAGAGCTGTTGCAAAACTAAAAAACAGTGTGAATACAAATTTACTTGTATTAGATGAAGTATTCGATAGTTCTTTAGACGAAGGTGGAACAGAGGAGTTTTTAAAGATACTACATACTCTAGATGGTGATACAAATACATTCATCATATCACATAAAGGTGATGTACTTACTGAGAAGTTTAGACATACTATGACATTTGAAAAGGTTAAAAACTTTAGTAGAATAGTAAACAGTAAGTAGGGAGACTATAATATGAAATTAAAACATGATGAACATGAACTAACTAAACCACTAAAAGAAGATGAAAGAATAGTTGAAGTTGCAAGTTTCATTGCAGTTTATAGAAACTGGTTTAAAGATGATAACATTGAAACATTTTTTGAATACTGGAACTGGTGTCATGAAAATGGTATAAATTCAGTATCAAGAGAAGACTCAGAACAAGCACACTTTCTTGAAAAGAAAGACAAACAATTATCAATAGACAAATATCGATGGTCAGAACTTAGACTAACAAATGAATTCAATAATTTTTATAGGTATTTAAATACTGAATTACTTCCACAATATGTAAGACAAGTACCACATGTGTATCATCCAGTTGCACATGAAGGTAAGATACAACAAACATTGCCTGGCGAAGGATATCACCTATGGCATTGTGAGTGGGATGCAGATTACTCAAAAAGAGCTCTTGCATATGCACTATTTCTTAATGATGTAGAAGAGGGTGGAGAACTAGAGTTCTTACATCAAGGTATAAGACTAAAACCTAGGAAGGGTGATTTTGTAATATGGCCTGCATACTTTACACATATCCATAGAGGTAATCCACCACTTAATGATGAAAAATGGATTGTGACTGGTTGGTTTGAAGATTTAGGAGTTAATAATGACCTTGTTAAACAAAGATGATGATTTAATGAGAAAGGTTATGCCTTTCTTTGATTTTGATAATCCACCTATAGACCCAGTTAAACTTAAAGAAGAACTTATCGATAGAATGTTCGAAGAGGGTGGAGTTGGTTTAGCTGCAAATCAAATAGGATATGAGTATCGTGCATTTGTAATGAAAGGTGCAAACAAGGAACAGTCTATGTTTTTTGTAAATCCAGAGATTATAGAATTATCAGAAGACAATGTTGTTATGGAAGAAGGATGTCTTACTGGTGGATGTGAAGGTATCTTTGCAAACATTTCAAGACCATCATGGGTTAGATGCAGATGGCAAGATGAAACTGGTGAGATAAAAGAATTAGAATTTAGTGGAATGACTGCAAGATGTCTTCAACATGAGTTAGACCACTTGAATGGTATTCTGTTTATAGACCACCTATCTAGATTGAAGTATGATAGAGCAGTCAAGAAGAAACAGAAAAGAGAAAAAGAATATGCAAGAATTAGAAAACAATTCGTACAAGCTGCCAAAGAATATCGTAGCAACAATCCAGAATTGCCTAACGAAGGAACAGTGTCGGAAACTGATACAGTATCATCGGACTAATTTCAACTTAGTTACACACGATGATGCAGCTGAACAATACAATGGTCGTAGAATACCTATGGTCAATATTCGTAATATTCATGTAAAAAGAATCTTAGCAGAATATCAATACAAAGCAATTTCAGAAATCTGGAGAGTCTTTGGTGAAATGGCATATCCAGAACAAACTGAAATTATGTGGTGGCCAGAAGGTAAAGGTCAAGAAATGCATATTGATGTTATGGCAAAACCACTATATGAAGTAAACATTGAAGATAGAAAAGGGACTGATTTGGAACATATGACAAATGAAGAAGAGGTAATCAATGTAGTTCCTTTTACAGATTATGCATCTATATTGTATCTTAATGATGACTTTGAAGGTGGTGAAACATTCTTTGAAGATGGTACACTTCTTAAACCAGAACAGGGAACATGTGTAATCTTTGAAAGTATGAAACATTTTCATGGTGTAAATCCAGCACATGGTAATGAAGATAGATATACTGCACCAATATGGTATACTTCTCAACCAGAACAAATGGAACTACAATCTCATGGTACACATGGTACAACAGGACAATGGAGAGGATTAATTGCAAATCCAGACCCATCTAAAGTCAATGTTGGAATAAACTCTCATCCAGTTCGTAAGTGGTGGGCAGATAGGTATAATATAGAAAAAATTGACTCATAGGTACATTTTTTTATATAATACTTACATGAGGTCGAATACAGAAACACTTAGAACAAGAAAAGACTCACTTGCAAGGTTACTTGCAACTGAGGATTTAGTTATAGAACACAAAAAAGTCCCTACTGCATACTTTGAACCAAAGAATAGGAAGTTAGTTTGTCCTATTCTTAAGGACGAAATGTCTAATCAACTATATGACTTATTCATGGGTCATGAGGTTGGTCATGCACTTATTACTCCAGCAGATGGATGGCATGATGCAGTATGTGAGAAGGGTGCAACCTACAAAGGATATCTCAATGTCTTAGAAGATATCAGAATTGAAAAACATATCAAAAACAAATACGCAGGTCTTAGAAGAATTTTCTATGATGCATATGGTGAATTACATAATGACTTAGACTTCTTTGGAGTCAAGGGTTACGATGTAAACAAACTTGCATTTATTGATAGAATTAATCTTTACTTCAAGATTGGTCACAAAATCATGGTTGACTTTTCTAAAGAAGAACAAAAACTTGTCAACATGATGGATACTAAAATGGATACTTGGGAGAAGGTTGTCAAGATGGCAGACTATCTTTATGAGTTATCTAAGTTAGAACAACTACAACCACAAACAGATACTTCTGCAATGTCAGTTGAGACAGCAGAAGGTGATGGTGATGCAATCCCTCAAGACTTCGATGAACAAGAACAAGAAGAAAATGATGCAGAAGATTCAATTGGTGGTGGTATGGAATCAGAAGAAGAGTCTGAGGAAGAATCAGAAGATGGTACAAAAGGTGCAGAGGGTTCAGATTCAGATGAAGATGGTGAAGAAGGTGATGAAGAAACTACTGGTGAAGGTGATGTCGAAGTTCCTAAGTCTCAAAACCTAAATGGTGGTGAAGGTGAAGGTGGACAAAGTGGTGATGCAGAACCTACTGCAAATGAATCTCTCACTGATAAGAATTTCAGAAACAACGAAGACAAACTTCACAAAGATATGGATGAGTGGGATAGAGAACCTTCTTACATGGAGTTCAATTCTAAAGAACACAAAGTAAGTGATTGTACTATTCCTTACAAACAAATAATCAACGATATCAACAAAGAATTCCAAAGTAATATGGAAGAGTATCCTCATAGTACTGATACTCTTGCAAATTCTAGAGAGTATACTCAGAAGTTCTTTGACCACAACAAGAATGTCATTAACTACATGGCAAAAGAATTTGATATGAGAAAAGCTGCAGATGCATACAAAAAATCAATGTCTGCAAAAACTGGTGAAATTGATATGTCAAAAATCCACCAGTACTTACTCAAAGATGATATTTTCAAAAGAGCAACTATCGTTCCAAATGGTAAAAACCATGGTGTGATTATGTTGGTTGACTGGTCTGGGTCTATGTACGATGCAATCAGAGAAACTTACGAACAATCAATTGTCCTTGCAATGTTCTGTAGAAGAGTTGGTATTCCTCACAGAGTGTATGCATTTACAGATGCATGGAGAGGATACACTGAGGAAGAGAGAGAAAATTACAGAACTACAAGTGGTTTCCAAATCAAGCCAGGTTTCAAACTTCTTGAATTGTTCACTGACAAAATGAACAAAAAGGATTTCTTCGAAGCTGCAGTCTCTATGAATGCAAACCTTGAATCAATGTGTGGTGGAAGATACTATGGTAAACCAAGTGATAGATTCGAAGCAGGTTATGGATATGCATACAACTATGGTCTAGGTGGTACTCCTCTTGATGAGTCACTTATGATTATCAGAGATTACATTGCAGACTTCAAACACAACTATGGAATTGACAAACTACAATTTGTGACTCTTACCGATGGTGACAGTTTCA